CTGTGTAAATATATTAAAACACACTCGCTATAATATTTAAGTTATTAAAATACGAGTGTAGCACTAAACCTTATCTTTCAAAGGAGGCTGTGCCACTAGCCTTGTGTGATTTTAAGTTCACCAACTTAATTAATTTACATATTAAAGATTGGCTCTTTTATAGTCAGATCACCAGGACTATTGACTTGCTCTATTGATCAATGACAAAGTAGCATCTCTTACATACGAACCTTTGCGCATATATCGGACATTTTCGGTCAACCACCTATTCGTGCCCATGTGTATGATTTCGTAAAATTCAGAGTTACTTCTTGTCTGATTTGCTGAGCACGCACCTTCATGTGATAGTTTACCACACTTTCTGCAATGTCCAAGAATTGAAGATCTTCTTTTAATTGCAGATCTGGATGTGCCATTATATCTTCGGGCCCTTTGTTCCTCTTGGCGGCCTGTTTTCCTCACCTCATTGATAATCGGGTTGACTATTCCCGACGAGATTTCTGTAGGCAAACCTCTATTGCAAAAGTCTACTTTAAGAAAGCACAGTAAATCACACAAAGCTTCCAGTTCTTTAATGTCTCCCGGTAAAAGACTAGAAGGTTTAGAGTCCTAATACCTATCACTAAGTTGTCACACAGTTTAACTAGCCTTCAGATTCCAGACTCAACCCTTGAGGCTGCAAGCTCCAGCAATCGATCTGACCTTCCAGCTATGTTGACTATCTTATTTAACTCCTCTACCACTTTCCTTTCAGCTTTGGTCAACCCTCTGAAATGTAAGCCTGAGTTGAAATCATATGCTACCTGCGGAGCATCTGCACACTTGACAGGGTGATTCACATAAAGATTAGTGAAAACACCAACCCTCTCCATATGAACCAAAAACCTTCTTGCCTCCACGGCAAAGGGTGTGCAAAGCTGTCTAAAAGTGCTACCATCCACTAACGGGTCAGTTGATTCGTCACTCACTGATCTTATCATAGCTGCTACAGTATCTAATTTAAAAGTTATAAGGGTCTTACTTGTTGGCTCGTCGACATACCTCTTGCAGATTATCTTTGTAGGGAGAAACACAGTATTGATGGACGTGCCATACAGTGCTATATTTCCAAAAATATACTGCAAGATTACACCAGCTTCCTCATCAGTGAAGTCCTTTCCCTTCTCCTCTCCCTCTCTCGAATCCTTGTTCAACGGACCCATCTCCCTGTTGAATCTCGTGATGACAGCCCCCCTTCTTGCTTGCTCCTCTTGATCCTTTGAGGAAAAGTTCACTATGTGCTCCATTTTTGGCTGCTTTCAGAAGGTTGACGCCTTTCCCTTTTCCGTTTCCTTCTTCTTTATCTTTATCACACTCATCAACCTGAAGCTTAGGTTCAATTAAATCTGCCCTCTTCCGACTTTTGTAGACCATTTTTTGTAAGTGTCTTTTTGGCCCGGGAAATGCTTCTAGTAAGCCTTGCCCCACTTCGATCGTACTTACTGACTTCTTCTCAACGGCAGCTTCAGCATCTAGCACATCAAATTGTTGAGATCCTTTCATGAGTTGGATTTCGATTATCAAGTACTCTATTTCAGCACAGTAGCTATCTGAAATGTTGTGCACCTGGCTTAAGGTTAACTCTTGCAAGGAAAGAGTCAAAGGCCCTAACATGACTCCAACAACTAGGCTCACAGAATGGGTACCTTCAAGCATGTTCAAATCTTCAAACACAATGAGACCCGTTAAAGCCTTTTCAAGGAAGGGGTCACTCAATGAAACGGGGAAATTTGGATGAAGAACTTGGTAGGCCGTGCCTGAATCTAGATTAAACTTGAAAGCACTGATGCAGGCTTGTTTCGCATTAGTGAACCTACCATCATACAGCACAAAGCTACCCTTGACACCTGACTTATGCTTAAAAAGTGCGTTTATTATAATTGAAATGCTAGCTAAATGCACATAATTGAACTTACCTATAGACTTATAACCGCTAAGTATGACCTCAGGGATAAGAGGTACATCAGCTAACTTCAAACCATCAAAAGACCTCTCGAAATCGCAGACAAAAATTGACTCAGACCTATGTACATTCACACTAGAATCACTCACAAAGGGGGAGACATCAGAATAGATTTTTGATTTCGACACGTTCAGAGTAAGATCCTCTGAATCCCCTTTCAGAAACTGGGCCCTCTTCGCAATCATCGTCATCACTAATGTACAAGTTCTCCTCAAAAAACCAGACGTGACTCACCTTTCAACCTCTTCCTATTTAGGAGGAAAAATCTTTGCAGGATCTGTTGGCTTTCCAGCAGTTTTTCATTCAAGACTTCAAACAGCTTTTCGCCTAGCTGATATGCATACGTGAATTCAAGGCAGTATGAGTCAAGAACCAAATCCAACTTGTTTTTTTCAATGGCAATTCCAAGTCTATCCAATATCAGGCATGGATGTTTGACTATCCCGAACTTGGTCATGAACCACCCGCAGAAGGTAGGATGCTCGGTTCGGTTAACTTTGGCAGTCAAACTCAACTTGTCAAGTACGAATTCCATCTCGTGCCTCTTTTCCAAATTTCTAAAAGCGCACATATCATCTCCAGCAAAGCAAATTGGTTCATCCCCTCTAACTTTGTACCTCAAGAAGGTAAACACCATATTGGATAAAGTGTTGAACAGAAAGGTACAGAATTCCCCAGTAAATCGCATCGTTGCAAAGTCTCCCAATTTGCTCCTTAAATTCGTCTTCAGGAAGATGTACTTATCCACTATGTGCTCTGGAAGAGAGAGGTATCTCATCAAATTGACCTCGAAAGCCAGCATATTGCAATCCTGAGATGCATCAAAGGCTTCATAGTCCGACTCCACACACACCTGGTCACCCCTCATAAATTCAAGACAAAAGGAGTTAAGCTGATCGAAGTTTTTCCTCTGGTGTATATAGAAGTTCCTGGGTAAAACTTCAGAGACCTTCTTTTCTATGTATCTGCAGTAGGGTGAAAATTCTATGAGGACATCATGAGCAAAACAAGCGAGGGTCTGCCCCGCCTTCGC